AGGAGTACCAACTGACTGGCATGATTTGGCCCAGGTAATTGCAGCTAATACTTTAGTAGATTATCCATATTCATTTGCTGTATTATTAAGTAAAGCAATGCAAAGTATTAAACTAACAGGTTCAAATGCTTATATATGCAGTGATTCAGGAGTATTGTATGGTGATCAAGACCATACATTTGATTCTGCGAAAGACAATGTTGGGTCAGATGTAAATGCATCTTGGACAGGAATATTATCTGGTATGTCAACATCAGTGAACATAATAGCCAATACAGTTGGTTCAGTTGGGAATATAAAACTAACCGGAAATGGAACATCTCTTAATGCATTAATTGAAGCTTGGAACATAGCTAATTCAACTAATACATTGACATTGAATGGTGATGGTACACAAATTCCTACAGCAAAATTTTACGGATTAGTAAATGGTTTATTAACTCCAATAGATATTCGTGAAAATTCTGGTGGTGATTTTGGTCCAATTACATTAATTGCAGATTCAGTTAAAACAGTTTCAGCGTTGATAAATGAATGGAATTTATCCAACTTGACGAAACAAATAACGTTAGTTAGTGGAACTGGGACACAGGTTCCAACTTCAAATATAATTCTTACAACTGAAAATATCATTTTATCTGGTGGTGTAATAGGTAATATAGGAAAATCTACAAGGTGGGTAATTTTTTTAAATAACAGCATAAATAGAAATCCAACTTATAATTTTTCAGCGATAACTAATTTACAAGGAATTACAGCAACTAATTGTTTATACTCAGTATTTATTAATAATGTTGGTTTGGACAATCTAATGTTTAGAGATACAGGATTAATGAGCCTATATTTTGGAACAACAACTTTACCAGTATTAAACTTTCCTATGAATATATTCAATAATAGTCTGACAGGAAAAGTAGTTTTACCGGAAGTGAATACCGTTAATTTTCAAAATTCTTCTTTTTATAATTCGGGTATAAATACAATTTTATTTCATCAGAATACAAAATCAGTATTGTATTCTGATATGGCATTTAGAGGTAGTCTGATTACAACTATATCAATACCATCAGGTATAGAGACTATCAATATGCCAGGAACTGCCGGAATATTTTATAATACAGGAAAATTCTCATACATTAAAATTCCGGTTCCGTCAAAATCATTAAATATTATAAGTACCGAATTTGGTGGTGCGCCTTTACTTTATGCAATTGAATTAGGTACGGATTGGAAAGATTCTATAAGCATAACAAATAATGCGAGTATTCCTGCTGTTTCATTAAAAACTCTTTTTCTTGATAAGCTTGTCGATAAAAGAAAAAATTCTGCAATTGTATCAACATGTTCCTGTAATTCAGCAACCCCAGTAATGACATTTGTAAATGGTAATTGTTTAAAAGTATTTCGTCCTGGACAAAATATCTCCCCAGTTGGTGGAACATACAGAACAATACTTTCTGTAGATTCTGATAACCAGATTACATTAACCACCAATAGTTCAAATACATTGATAAATGTCGCCTATGACATAATGAAAACAGTTTATTTATCGGGACAACATAAAACATCTTTAATCGCACAATATGGCTCTAACTGGGCATTAGATTATACAAATAGAGGTTGGACAATAGCTTAAAATAAATTTTATGATAACAAATGAAAATGGGTTACGTACCCAAACCGCATCAGAAGGAATGATCTTGAAAAATAGGGATTCCTGGAGTAAAATGGTTTACCTGGGTGATGGTGCCCAGGAATGGGAAGAGGTTCCGGAAAGTATGCAACCACAACCTGAGGTAATTGACGTGGTGTAAAATAAATCAATTACAACTATGGAACTACTAAAATTCTTGAAAGCTATCTATTACTCCCTATCGGGATATTTTACGGCCATGCTGGTATATTTCCTCCCGATCAAAGATTTGACAATTGCAATTGCGATTGCTTTTATCGTAAATTTTGCATTTGGAATTATAGCCGGCATCCTAACTCAACATGAGTCTATCAATTTTAAAAAAGCTTTATATGCGTTCTGTGAGGTTGCTGTTTATCTGGTAATTCTGACCTGTATGTTTACCCTTGGGGAAAAATTGAAAGGCGATGAATGGGTTTATAGAGGAATTTATGTACTTACCTGCGCATGGATCTGCTTTTACCTGGCTAACTGGAGTAAGAATCTGAAACGATTATTCCCGACCTCGAGGGGAATTAATTTCTTCTATTTTGTGCTAAATCTTGAATTTTTAAAACGAATACCGTATTTGAAAAAATTTGAAGAATATGAAAAAACAACTTCTTAAAAAATAAATTTATGGGAAAAAATTGGAAAACAAATTTAATTGGTCTGCTCGGGATCATTTTTCTGGTCCTTGGAATGGTCCTCGTTTTATCGAAGTCGATCACGTTTACTGAACTTGTGCAATCGCTTGCACTTGTGGCTACTTTCTTAGGTGCTTTGAATGCTTTCTTTAGTCAAGACGCTAAAGTGAAAGGAGGAACACAATAATGACACGAAATGAATTAATTACGCAATTAAAAAACTATTTCGATATCAAAGAATTAGTTTGCCGGCACACTTTCACAGTTTTTGGCGAAACTTCATGGCAGTTTTTTGACCGTGATTTTTTAGAAATGCTTTTGATATTAAGACGTGATGTCATAAAAGTTCCAATGGCCGTGAATAACTGGGCAACAGGTGGTCCATTGTCACAACGAGGTTTTAGATGTAATATATGTCAGCTGGTGAAAGATAAGACATTGGAAAATCATATCTATCTTACTTCACATGCAAACGGAGCGGCCATTGACTTTGATGCCAAAAATATGACATCAGAACAGACAAGACAGTTGATTAAGAAAAACGCGAACCTTTTGCCTGTCAATGTTCGATGTGAAGCTGGTGTTAGTTGGGTTCACATTGATATTTATGATAATGGACAAAAATATTCAGAATTTAAAGGCTAAAAAAATATGAAAAAACTACTGTTTATCCTATTTATTTTTATTTGTTCCTGTTCCGGAACAAAAAAACTTGAGAAATCAACTCTCTCAAGTAATCTGAAAGTTGATACTGAAGTGTCCAAAAAGTTGGACGAAAAACAGACGGATTCGGTGAATGATCAGTCAGTGAAAACTTTGGATAAGAAAACGGATCTGTCCGAAAACAAACAAAAGGTTACCGAAACAAAAACGACAAAGTTTGATGGATCGAAACCGATTGTCCCGGGGACTGGTAAACCCCCCGTTATCGAAGAAACTACAACAACTGAAACTGAATCGAATCAGAAAGATATTAAGATTCAGGAGACATTAACTGATAAACTGAATTTACAAAAATCATACACCAGGGAACTTCAGACAAAATTGGATAGCGTGATGAAGGTAAATAGTTCGCTTTCAAATAAAACTGAATCAAAGGAAATACCGGTTAGTAATTGGTGGAAGTGGTTGCTGGTTGGGATTTGTATTCCTGTTTTAATATGGTTGATTATCCAATTTAGGTGGTATAATATTCTGTCCTTTTTATGGAAGAAATAAAGAGATAAGTTTGCATTGAAATTAAAACACAAATATTAGTATTCACAACAAAAAAATTATTTATGAAAAGATTAATTTTTTGCCTTGCGCTATTTTCGCTGACCTTTATGTCAGCAATAGCCTCCGATGTTGGTAACCAGACCAACGACATGCTTCAGAACTCGTATGTAGTTCAGCAAATTTCTGTTACTCCGGTTATCAATGCCGTGAATTTTGAGACTACTCAGGTAGTTTATAATTTAGCAGGCACAGTTTTACTGACTAACCCCGAAATGGTAGCACAAACCTTTAAAATGGAAACCTGGAGGAATCCGGATTACGGTCCAAGCATAATTTTTTCGAATAATATGAATATAAAAAATCAAACGGCAATTCATAATTATAGTTATACGCCATACATAGTTCATTTTAACTATAAACTACAAACTATAAACTATAAACTTTCTTCTACTGTTCGACATGTTTGATTCGTGATTTTTTTCATAGTATTAGATTTAAATGATAAATGCTCCTGCCTGTGAAGGTCGGAGCATTTTTTTTGTCCTTTTCCTGACATCGCTTAATGTCGAAATTTGTATACTCAAATTAAAATGTATGAATGATCAGACTCCAAATTTTATTACCGAAAGCGAATTTAACGACAAAGTAAAAGGTTGGGCCATCTCCACCCGTGGACGTATGGCCGCTAATGCCCCTGTATATGGAGGAAAAGAATCAAGTACGCGCACAGAAAAAAAATTAGCTCAATCAATTTCTTTCGGTGTAAAATATGGATTTGGATCGGCATCCCGAATACAATTCCAGTTTGAAAGGCATGGAATATTTGTCCATTATGGTGTTGGCCGTGGATACATTAAGACTGGAAACTCTGTTGTCCGTGGATATATCACCAAATTAAAACGTAAAAAAGCGGTAAAACATATTAGTCCTCAAGGCGGTGGAATGAACCGGCATCCGGTGGACTGGTTTGACGTGGAAATAAGAACCGGGTTAAAAGGTCTGGCTGATATTACCCAGGAATTTTACGGTGACCTGGCCATGAGAAATATACTTGATAAACTGGATAAATTTTTAATTCATAGAAAATAACAATATGGCTGATAAAGTAGCAAAACGCGGCGTTTCGATTTACATTGACGGTGCACCGGTAATGAACTCTGTGAAGGGTATCACTTCCGAAATGAGAAAACTCAGCAATGAGCAGGCTAAGATGACTATTGGTGCAGATGATTATGTAGCTCACGGGCAAAAGATAGGTTATTTAAAGTCTATCTTAAATGAACATAAAGATAAACTGGCTGATATCGCCTCGCAATATGCTAATAATACCAAAGGTCTTGACGGGTTTCTAAACCGGATGTCTGAGTTACCCGGTGCAATGGGTTGGATCGGCAGATCGTTAACCGGAGTGGGTGATACGATTGAGATGCTGTTTAAAAATAAACTTATGCTGGGTGCCAGTGTACTTGCTGTAGTAGGTACCGCCGTTGTGGCATTGGTAAAGCATTCCATGGAGTTTGCCAAGTCAGTATCCGAACTGTCGGCACTTACAGGCGCTACCGGAAAGGATCTTGATTATTTAAAAGATAAAGCAATTGACCTGGCAAAAGAATACGGTAAGTCGGCTGTTGAAATTGTAGTGGCCATGAAGTTGGTTGGTAGTGCTAAGCCGGAACTATTGAGCAATGTGAGCGCGTTGAGTGACGTTACACAATCGGTATTGACATTAAGTAAGGCCACAGGAATGGACCTTACCGAATCAACCAAAGCCGTTACCACCATTATGAACCAGTTCGGACTTTCGGCCATTGAAAGTGACCGGACTATCAACGTACTGGCGGCAGGTTCGAAGTATGGAGCTGTTGAAGTGGATTATCTGGGCGAATCAGTATCGAAAGTAGGCACCATTGCCAAATCTGCAAATCTTACCCTTGAACAAACGGTGGCCGTGATGGAACTCTTTGGCGAAAAAGGTGTAAAGGCTGAAACTGCAGGTACCGGGTTTAAAGGCGTATTGGTAAAATTACAGGCAGATACTAAAAATTATACCAACGGGCTTTTTGACCTTAATAAAGCAATTGATAATAACCAAAGCATTGCAGGTGATAATATAGAACTTCAAAAAAGATTTGGAACTGAGTTTTTTGGACTTGCACAAATATTATTTCAAAATAAAACCAGGTTTGAAGAATTAAACAAACAAGTTACCGGTACCGGGGTAGCCATGGAGCAAATGTTGATTGCTACCGACAACCTTTCCGGGGACGTGGAAAAAATGACATCGTCGTGGGATGCCTTCCTGTTATCGCTTGAAAATGGAAAAGGA